TGTTTGAAGAACCCTCTACATCTAAGGTTGCTGAAGGGCTGCTCGTGCCCACCCCAACCCGATTGTTCGTGCTGTCGACTTTTAGAGTGTTGGTATCAACCGTCAAATCTCCGCTTACTGCAATAGAGCTTACAGCTTGCGTCCCGGCGGCAAAGTCCTTGAGGTGGGACATGATTTCGCGGATCGCATTATTCACATTGCTGGGCAGCATTCCTTCATCGACGGAAATCCCGCCGATGTCTGTGTTGTTGCCTGCTGTGGCGTCGTAATCGGTGAGTTTATCTTTCGACATTATTCGGCCTCCAATGTAGTTCTATTATTTTGTCAGTCATGTCTAACTAGCCCCTAAAAGAACGCCGCCGAAATTACATCTTGTTCTATCAAGACTAAAGCTGGTGTTATTGTTGTTGATAGCCTGTACTTTTATGACATTACTTGCGGCACAGTCATCGATGCCGATCATCACGGCTTGGTCGTAGCTGTCTCCGTATGAGATAACCCTTGCAATGCTAGAGCTAGAAGTTTCGTTGATAATAAAAGCCTCGACACCTGTAGCCGCATCTGTCGTCGTTACACTTGCAAAAAACAAATAGATACCCGCTACAGGGCATGTGAATTTACCCGTGGTCGTGTCGTAGTCCGAGCCGTTATTTACATAAGCTGAACTTAGAACAACGTCAGCCAAAGCCGCTGACCCCGAAAAAGCCATAAGCCCTGATCCAGTTGCTTGGAATGCTGGTAAGTTAGGAATGCCAAGAAGACCTGTCGAGGCAACCCTGAACAAAGTGTTGCCCGAAGCATCTCCAACCATGAAAGCGTTTGTGGAGTTGGCTCCAACGAAACCTCTAGTTGTTCCATTGTCGCTAAACTCTTGCTTGAACGAGTTGCTATTTGAACTGTTCACCTCAACCGGAACGCCTGCACCTATAACATGCAAGGCAGTATCAGGGCTTGCAGTACCCACCCCGACACGATTATTCGTGCTGTCTACCTTCAAAGAGCTAGTGTCAACAGTAAGGTCGCCAGTCACCGCCATGCTATCGGCAGACGGGCTTTCCAGTGCAATCGTGCCAGCAGAGACATTCTTGAGGTCTGTCATTAACTCTCTGATAGCGTTGTTAATCCCTGCCGGGCTGCACCCCTCAGAAATGTCTACGGATTGAATGTCTGTATTGTTGGATGATGTCGCGTCAAAATCGCGGATTGAGTTTTTTGCCATGTCAGTAACCCTTAGTCGCCTGTTAAAATTCCGAATGAAGCGGGTAGTCCGGGGATTGCTTGCGGAAGTAGGCGGCGCGAGAAAAGCAACCCTTCACGAACCGCTGGAACACCGGGGCGCGAGTATGCCGCCCCGACTGCGGGAATTGCTGATAGTGTGCCGACTGGGATGCCGCCAGAGCCAACACCTTCTAAGACAGCAAGAGCAGTTAGAGGGTTGTTCATAATGTTTCTTGCCGTCCCGCTATCAGGCAACGCGCCCAAGACCTCTTTGCCCTGCTCCGCCAACTGCTGCATCTCTGCTTTCCCACGGGCAAACTGACGCCTGCCGCCACGCACTTTTGGAGATGCTTGCTTCACGCCAGTTAATAGTTGAGCAGGCGTGAAAACCTCTCCAGTGCCGCCAACTTTCTCGACCGCCTTTTCGACGGGTATCATGCGTCGATAGGCTGTATCGACTGCGCGAATTTTATCAGCGTTTTTATTCTGCTTGGCAACTTGCTCGAAAAGACCGTTTTTCACATCTTGCAGGGCATCACCCAGTTTGTTTATGTCGTAATCCTGTGAGGCTCTCATCTTGCGGATTTCGCGACCAAGTGTGCTGTCAATTTCCTTGAACACCTTGCCGCTGATTGTTCCAGTTTCGCCAAATCGCCCGGTTACGTTTTTGTCGATGATTGCTTGCAACCGCTTTGCGCCTGCCTCTCCCAGTTCTGGCGCATATTCGTCCACGACCTTGCTGACAACCGTGTCAAGTTCGTCGGTTTTTGTTAGCTTAATGGGAGCCAAAACTTTGTTATATTGTTTACGCAGTATGTCGTCAGCAGCCTTGAAGGCCTCTCGGCCTGCAACATCATCTGGAACTTGCTTGCCGATTGATTGCAATGCGTCGTTAATCACCACGCGATTGAAGTCTTCAATGGCTTCTGTCCGAGCGCGGTCAACTGCCGCGCCTGCGATTGGAGTGCTGGATGCGGCCTGCTCAACTCGTTGCGTTGCGCCACCCATCATCTGCCCCGGCGTCAAGCGGATGCCACGATCATATAAGGCTTGTGCCGCCTCGCTTACTTTCGGAGAAACAGCTTGCAGGGCTTTTGCTGTTGCCCCTGTGAGGGCGGCAGACTGCCCAGCGTCGATTGCACGACTTTCAAAGCCGCCTTCGCCAGCACCGAAACCATAGAGGCCACCGTATCCCATCAAAGCGGGGATGCTTTTCAGCTTGCCAGCACCCAACAGTGATGCACCGATTTCCGAACCGTATGCGGAGACAGGATTGCTGCCTCGGAACATCTCTATTTGCTGTCGGGCTTCGGCTAAACGTCGGTCGTATGCTTCGTCGAAATCCCCGCCGCCTAAAGTAGCACCAGCGGCAAAAGCCCCTGCTTCTATTTCGTCACCAAACCCAGCGGTAAGACCTTGCCCTGTTGTCCGGGCAAGGTTCGCTAAGTAGGGGTCTTGCTCTGGCGCAACGGGAGCAGATTGACGCTCTGCTGCTTCAGCGGCAGCAAGAGCCTCCAGTTCTTCTTCGGTAATGTTTCGCATCAGTCAATGGCCTTTATTGAGCCGTCGGGAAGCCTGTAATATTTAATGCCGCCCATTTCTCTTAAAAATACAGCACCCGCCGGAATGTCCCCAGAACCAAAAAACGCCCCATAAGCACCACCAGAGGTTCCAATCATGCCTTTGACGGCCTCCTCTCTTGCCTTGCGTTTTGCTTCGATTGCTTCGGGAGTGTCTCCGGGTATGGGGAAATATTGGCGTTCTGCGTTTGCAAACTCACTTTCAGCGATTGCCGCGCCACTTTCTTGGCGCAGCTGCGCGTTGATGAAATTGCGTTTTTGCGCTTCATACAATTTGCCCGGATCGCTTAAAACAAAGCCCGCAATATCTGCGGGCAGTTTTGAGGCTCGGTAATCAATAAAATTGGTCGGGTCGTAAGCATTATCGCCAGACGTAAGTTCAGCAAAAGTTTGGTTTGCCTGCGTCATGCGGTTTGCAAAAGAGGCGGCGTTAGTTTGCAACCCAGAAAACTTAGGGGGTGTTTTCCCCAAAACTTTACTGCCGTCTCCGCCGTCAGGAGATGCCGCAGGCGTCACTGAAGTGGGTGTGGGCAAGCCTGCTTTTTCTAAGCTAATTCCCGGAACCTCCACTGTACGCACTGTCCCGTCAGGGTCAGGAATTTGGCGAACCGACCCCTCAGTGGCGTATTGAGACAAGAAGTTGTAGAGGCTTTGATCTTCTGGCGTAGCGGTTCCACCCTTAATTTTCTGACCAAGCTGATATACTTGCGAGGCTACATTCCCTTGAAAGCCAGAGCCAAGACCCAACCCTTGTGGAGCGACGATTTGTTGTAATTCACGAGATCCTGTAGCTGGGTTGACTTCGTATGTGTACATCCCCTTGGTCGGGTCGCCATATACTTTTGGAGTGGCTAATGACTGAGCCGCGATTGTCGCGGCGGCAGTCGGGCTTGACGCAAATACGTCAGCTAACTGGGGTTGGCCGCCAGCTAATAATTGTGCTTCTATTCTTTTTCTAGCTTCACGCATACGGCGTTCATCTTCCATCTTTTGAAACGATGCACCGTAGTTTGTGCTGCGACCACCAAGAGCAGAAAAAGCGTCTGCCAACAGACCGTAGTTAATTCCCTGACCGTTAGACATTACGACCTCCCTGCTTCAAGACGGGCGACTTTATTAGACAGTTCTTTAACCGCCTCCGTAAGCAAGCCTGTAACTTGCGCGTAATTTACTGCTTTCATGCCGTTGTTTTGCTCTGCAACAGCCATCGGAAGGACGCGCTCAACGTCTTGTGCCATTAGCCCAGCAACGCGACCGGGCTGGTCTTTGTAGTTGAAAGTCACGCCGTCGAGCATGTTGACCTTCATAAGGGGGTCTTCGATTTGCTCGACGTTCTCCTTTATGCGCTCGTCTGAAGGCATCATGTAAGCCATGTAACCAAGGGCAGCCGCTGATCCCAACTGAGAAATAGCATCAACCGCACTTGGAGATGATGTTTGCGTTTGCCCTGTCTGCGTTGGCGACAGCCCCGTAGCACCAATACGACCTTGCAATTTAGCCTGCTGCGCCGCGTTCAGTTCGTTAATGAAATCTTGCTGTGCCTGAATTTCTGCCTGTTGCATTTGACGCTGATCTGCGCCGACGCCTTGTAATGTAGCCAAGTCTCTAAATCGTTCTTGCGCCAACGCTGGAGCCATGCCTGCCGCCTGCAACTGACGGGCGCGGTTTTGCTGTTCTAGCGCACTAAGCTGGCTTGCAGCTTGCATTTGACGAGCGCGGTCTGCCTCGACCTGTTGCGCCAGAATAGGAGCCGCCGCACCTGTAACCCCTGCGCCCAAAGCAGAGCCAAACGCCCCGCTACCCAAACGACCACCAAGGGCATATTGAGATGTTGCCTGATTGACTGCACCCGAAATCGCGTTGTCAATCTGTGTTTGTAAAAATGGATTAGTCTGAGATCGCCCTGCGGCTATGTCCCCAAGAAAGCCCTCCGCATAAGTTGGTCGAGTATCTCCGCCTATCACGCCGCCTAGCAAGCCTTGTGCTTGCTGAACAGTAGGATCGCCAGCCGCCGCCCTCTGTGCAATCATCGACTGCGCTTGCTGCTCTAGCGGTGTAAAACCAGCTATACGATCACCCGCAAAAACGGCAGGGTTTAGGTTTCGAGCAAAGCCGTATGTTTCTTGCAACTGATTTTGAATAAACTGCGGTAAAGGTGCGTTTTCTACCGTGGTTTTTGATTTTTTACCCATTATTTAAAATCCTCTCATACTGGATAAACTTCGGCTCGAAGTTGCGACGCTCTAGCCATCTTTGCCAACCCCGTCTTCCATACGCTTCAAAGTGTGTGCAGCCACTTTCTCTGGCTACGCGCTCAAGTGTGTCCAACACCAAATCAATCCATTTTTTCATTTTACTGCCGCCAACAAATTCGATGGCAAATCCACGCTTCGCAGCGTAGGCATAAACTCGCGTGACCACGGCGGCGACGATATTTTCGCCGCAAACAACGACCCACAACATCGCCTCGCCATTTTTGCAATCAGCGTTAATCTGCTCTGGGTTTGTCTTTCCCTCTGCTGTGTCGATTGCAGGCTGCAAAAGCAAAACAACATGAGGCCAAAACGTATCCACAAGTTCTGCTGTTACAGGCAGAAACCTGAAGTCATCCGATGACGACATACTTAAACGTCCGATCATTTTGACTGTTGTTGGCGTGGGTAATCGTGAACGTCTGTTTCCCACGCGACGACACATACATGCCGTCCATTTCAGCCGCCGCATTTGCGGTTGTCGGCATAAACAAAATCACGCTGTCTGGCCCCGCCCTGTCCTCTGACACAGCGGTAGAAGCTGCGCTGGCAGTTAGCGTCACGGAACCCGTCGAGTTTAGCTTCCCGTCAACTGTTCTGTTGACGACTTCGGCAACTTGCCGGGGGTCGCCACCAATCGGCGGCAATGTGCGAAACTGGTTTGCCATCAGCGTTCACCAAGAGACTTACCGTCAACATCGACGCCTTGGGCAAACTTCCAGTTACCCGACAGATTGCATCGGACAATATGAAACCGACCCTGCGCTCTGACGGGGCAAAACCCCTGAGTGTTAAGTGACGATGCGGTTCCGAAACTCTGGCCGTCGGTCTGACGATTTCGTGTGCCGACCTGAACTGTCACCGTGCCGCCTTGCGTCATCGGTATGACGCGGTTGAGAATAGCGTGTCTGTTCGGCGTTAAGTTAAACTCGGCTGTCTCAACGGTCGCCGCAATCGCTGACCCGGTAAAGCTGTGTAGCTTCTTATCCTTCGACCCGCCGAAGATATAGCCGCCACCTTTGTACAGGTCGCTATCCAGTGAAGCGGGCAATGTCTCGATGCTGGTTGAGATATTGTCCAACTGCTCGACTGTGTAGCCTGCGGTGAAGTAAGGAGCCAAGAACTCTGTCTCAAACTCACCATAAGACCAGCGGTCGAGTGCGTAGTTGTAAATCAGAACCTTATCTGGCTCGACCGCTGTGGCACTGTTTGAAACAAACGACCACATGACCACTTGTTGCTTGGGGTCAACTGCACAGGACAACCGCTCACTGTTCTGCGCGTCAAACTCGTCGAGGAACCAGCGGTTCACTTTCTCTGCACCAATCGGGCGTGACTGCTGACCGTCGAAAACGTAGAACCCGTCATTACTCAGGTA